GGCTGCCAGGCACAGACAGGGCCGTGCAAATAAAAGCAAAACGTAACGACTGGCAAAAGCAAAAGCGCCAGGGGCGCGGCGGCGGCTGGGAATATCACATCTCCAGCCTGCCAGCCGAGACGCAGGCGCATATCCAGGGTGAAATTCTAATACGCATCAAGCCGTCCGAGATTCCGGCCAGCAAGCGCCGCATCGTGCGGTTTCTGGCCTGGCTGCTGCGTCCGGTGATTCGTGAAGCCATCCGGGAGGAGCGGCCATGAGGGAGTGGTTTACAGCCCAGACCCTGGCATCCATGCCGGGCGTCCCCGGTTCAGATCGAAGAGTACGCTCTCGCGCCGAAAAAGATGGATGGAAATCGCGCCCTCGCGAAGTGGGAAAGGGGTTTGAATATCACATCTCCAGCCTGCCAGCCGAGACGCAGGCGCATATCCGGAGGGAGGCATCAAAACGGAGCATTGAAGCGATCAATAACGAGCCGGAATTTGCTGAAGAGGCGCGGCTGCACGAGCTGGCGCAACGGGAAGCGGCCAGACAGGCCGCAGAGCGGGCGCGGGAGCGCAAGATCAGAGCCGGACTCCAGGAATATGCCGCCCTGCCCGCGGATAGCCGGAAAAAGAAACGCGCCAAGGCGCGGTTATGGGTGCTTCGGGCGCTGGGTGATTATTTGCAGCGCCATCAATGCAGCCACAAGGCGGCGTTTCACGGGCTGGCGATGGAGCTGCGCGACAACACGCTGACCATGCCCGGCTGGGTGCGTGACGAGATGCCGGTTTATCGCGGCGTGCGTGGCGTGAGCGAGGCGTCCATTGCCAAGTGGTTCCACGATTATCGCAATGAGGGGGTGATGGCGCTGACGGATGGTTATGGCAACCGCAAGCATCAATCCTGCATTGAAACGAATGCGGACCTGTTCCGGCTGGTGATCGGGGCGCTGGTGAAAGCACCGCAAATCACCGGCAAGGCCATGATGGAGTTTTTGCGCGCCTGCAACAAAAAACGCGCCGAGAGCGGCGATGAACCGTTGTCACTGCCGCACCAGCGCAGCTATGAGCGCTTTCGCAATGCATGGATTGAGCAGAACAGGCAGGTCTGGACGATGATGACCAACCCGGACCAGTGGAAAAACAAGTTTATGCTGGCCGCCGGCTCGCATTCCGAGCATGTGGAGCGGCTGAATCAGCTATGGGAGCTGGATTCCACACCGGCGGACTGGATGCTGATCGATGGCCGGCATTCGGTGGTGGGCGTGATTGATATGTACAGCCGCCGGCTGAAATATTTTGTATCGAAAACCTCCAAATCGATGGCTGTCTGCCAGGTGACGCGACGCGCCATTATGGACTGGGGTGTATGCGATGGCGTGCGTACGGATAACGGGCAGGATTATGTATCGAATCAGTTTGAAGTGGTGTTGCAGGGGCTGGATATCGCTCACTACATCTGCATCCCGTTTGCCTCCGAGGAGAAAGGCACGATTGAGCGCGCCATGCGCACGCTCAGCCACGGCATTCTGAACCTGCTGCCCGGTTTTATTGGTCATAATGTAGCTGAACGCAAGGCCATTGAGGCGCGCAAATCTTTTGCCAAACGCATGATGACGCAGGGCGAAGTGATTGATGTGGAGATGAGCGCAGCCGATCTGCAGCAGCATCTCGATAACTGGTGCGAGCATTATTACGGCAACGACAAACACAGCAGCCTGGGCATGAGCCCGAACGAAAAGGCGCGACGCTATACCGGCAGCATTCGCAGGATCGATGATGAACGGGCGCTGGATATGTTGCTATCCGAAGTGGCCGGGGTGCGCAAGATCGGCAAGAAAGGTGTGCGGTTTGAGAATCACACCTACTTCAACGATGAGATGGGCGCATATGTCGGCAAGGACGCCATGCTCAAATATGACGAGCGCGATATAGGCCGTCTTTATGCCTATGTTGAGGAGCGTTTTATCGGCGTTTTGCTGTGCCACGACATCCTGGGCATATCGCGCCAGGAGGCGGCTGCGGCAGTCAAGGCGAAACAGAAGAAACTGGTGGCCAAACAGGCGGCGGAATACCGCGCATGGGGTCGCGAAATCAAGGAAAACATGGCCGAAACGGTGCTCGATTATCGCATTGCCGAATCGGAAAACGTGGTTGCACTGCCGCATCAGACCGAAACGCACCGCACAACCGGCCTGGATGAGGCGGGGCGAGCCCTGCTTGCGGATGCAGGCGAGCAGCCGGAGAGCACACCGCTGACGGATGCCGAGCAGGCCGTATTCGACGCCATGAATGCGGATGAACCGGCAGACAATACGCCGGAATCACTGCGCCTGCTCGGCCATGATCCGGTGCGCGATTACAGACTGTGGGAATCGCTCAAGGCGCGATCAGATCGGGGTGAAACACTGTTGCCTGCCGAGGCTGATTTTGTGCGCGGATACGCAACAACCACCGAGCACGATGCCATGAAGAAATTTATTGCAGCGGAATGAGTGTTTTTGAGTTGTGAAGGGTAAAAAAAGGCTGCCCCGACCGTGAGAAGTCAACAAGGCAGCCATTTCAGGAGAGCGAAGTATGAAGCATAGTATATTGAAAGTCAAAAACGTGGCGAGGATGGCGCTGGCCGGCGAGGCGCTGACCAATCGCGCCATCGGCATGCCCGGCATGGGGCTGGTGTACGGTCCGACCGGAGCCGGCAAGACCACCGCCATCACCTGGTATATCAATCAGTGCAACGGCGTGTATGTGCGGGCATGGGCGGTGTGGAGCCCCAGTGCCATGCTGGAGGCAATCTGCACCGAGCTGGATTTGCCCAAGGCGCGGAATCTCTCGCGCATGGCGGCGGATATTGTGGCAAAAATGGAGGAGACCGGCAGGGCGCTGTTCATTGATGAGGCCGATTATGTGATCGACCAGAAGCGCATGGTGGAAACATTGCGCGATCTGCACGATATGAGTTCAACGCCGGTGATCCTGATCGGCATGGAAGGCATTCATCGCAAAATACAGCAGCGCAAACAGGTATCCGGCAGGCTGGCTGAATGGGTGCATTTTGACCCGTGCGATATCGATGACGCCCGCATACTGGCAGACGGCCTGAGCGATGTGATTGTGGATGATGATCTGCTGGATTACCTGTTCAAAAAAACGAGCGGGCTGGCACGCAATATCTGTGTCGGTCTGTCCAAAATCGAGCGGCGCGGCAAGCGGCTGGGGAAAGATCGCATGACACTGGCCGATTGGGACAAAAGCCAACCGTTCTTTGTCGGGCCGGGGGTGTAATGATGAGGGAACGCAAGCGTATGCGCCGGGCATCCGGCATCAACCAGCGCTCAAGAGCGTGGCAATCAATGCGTATTCTCAGGCGCTTCAAGCTGCCTGATATCGTGGCGACGGCGGAAATATCACCCAATAACTGTGCCAAATATATCCGGGCGCTCAATGCTATTGGTTACCTGCGGGTGGTGCAGGCACGCCACCAGGGCAAGGCCGGCGGCGGCGCGGTGTATGCACTGGTAAAAAACACCGGCCCGAATGCGCCGCTGGCCAAGGATGGCTTTGTCTACGACCCGAATACCGGAGAGGAGATTGATTATGCCTGATACAGCATGCACCCCAGGGCACCCTCTCTCTCGCAAGCTCGATTCACCTTGGATTGAAGCCTTGCGGATGGCGTGCCGCACCCATAGTCAGGCGGTGGTCGGCAGCAGAATCGGCATGAGCCCGGCGGTGGTGAATCAGGTGCTCAAGGGTTGCTATAACGGCAATTTACTGAATGTGCAGCGCCGGGTTGAAGGGGCGCTGATGGGTGTGACGGTGGATTGTCCGGTGGTGGGCGATCTGCTTCTGAATCGCTGCATGGAAAATCAGAACAGGCCGTTTGCAGCCACCAACCCGCTGCGGGTGGCGCTGCATCGGGCGTGCAAAACATGCCCGGAGAACAAGAGCAATGGAGGTGAGAGATGAACAGATTAAGGATGAAATGGAAATCACAGGAGAAACCACAGCAGCGCAGGCCCGATCACCGGGAGCAGCCGCCAGCCTGGATCAGCGATGCGCAGCTTGATCTGCTGGCCAATCGCTATCAGGCCAATCATATCTGCTATCTGCTGGATATCACCTTCGATGCCTACCTGCTGGCGCCGAAGGGATGGGATCGCATTGCAAAACACCTGCACAATGGCGGCGGCTGCCGCATGGAGGCCGGGCAGCTGGTGATGAACGATAAACCGCGCGCCGGGATTTGCGGCTGGTGCGAACGCTGGTGGAGTGCGCGATCCGGGGGGCTTAATGAGGGCGATTTATGCCCGGAGTGCGCCCGCAATATACTCATGAAAACCGGGGAGGCGCGGCATGCCTGATTCAATCATGATTGTCCTGATTGTTGCGCTCGCATTCGGCGCACAGGTCATCATCTGGATTATCAAGGATATCGAAGCTGAAAAGCGCAAGAATGATGAAATCGAGCACTGGCTGAACGGTGGCAAGGGCTAAGCAAACCACTACCGGAAGTGCGGCTTAAGCCGCGCCCATAACCCACAAAAAAGGAGAAGAAATATGGCAACACGCAGAATCAAAACCAGCGCAGTAGGCCCTGTGCCGCAAGACAGGGAGCAGGTGCGCGATTATATCCTGCGCATCGGCAGGCATCAGAACGATCGCAAGCGCATCGAGGCCACCATGAACGATCAGATCCAGAAGATCAAAGACAAATACCAGGCGCAGGCCGCCCCTCATGCCGAGCAGATCGCTGAATTATCACAGGGTGTGCAGGTCTGGTGCGAAGCCAATCGGGACAAGTTGACCAATGGTGGCAAGCGCAAATCCGCCGATCTCGGAGCCGGTGAAATCCAGTGGCGCACCCGCCCGCCCAAAGTGTCGCTGCGCAATATTCCGGGCGTGATTGAGGCGCTCAAGGCGCTGGGGCTGGCGCAGTTCCTGCGCACCAAGGAAGAGATTAACAAGGAGGCCATCCTGGCCGATCCGGAAGCAGCGCAGAATGTGAAAGGAATCACCATCAGTCAGGGCGAAGATTTCGTCATCAAGCCGCACGAGAGCGAGCTTGAGGAGGTGGCGTGATGCAGTTGCAGATGAATAACAGCGGTGCATGGCGCAATGTGATTCAGTTCAAGGCCGCGCAGGAAAGGGTGGTGCGGCAGGCGGCTGAGAATCTCGCAGTTGCCGGCGGCATTCGCGGCTTCCGGATTGTCGATGAAGGCATTGCTGTGGCGCACTGCCTGCGCCCGGACTACATCTGGGTAGATGGCTGATGCGCCCCATCAATATGATTCTCAACCCCAACGATGCCGAAGCGACTGCGGCACATGGACGTGCCACATGACAAATATGCAGGAAAGCATATTTGCACGGTCGAATGGCCGCCCGAAGGGTGTGGCACATGGACGTGCCACATGAAAATCACCTGCCCATCGTGTGGAACCGGCGGTTCAATCAGCCTGTTTATGGCCGATACGGATGCGCGTCGGGCGGTGCTTGCTGCCGCCCGGCTGCCGTCGGACTGCGGCATGGCGACGCTGAAATATATATCCCTGTTCACCCCGCGTGATCGCTTTCTCACCAGCACGCGGGCAGCCCGATTGATTACGGAATGTTGTGATATGATTATCTCCGGTGTCGATTTCGACCGGGATCATATCAAAGCACCTTCGTATATCTGGCGGCAGGCCATGCTGGAAATGATTGAAAATGAAAAGATCGACCGGCCTATCAAAAACCACCACTACCTGCTGCGCATCGTGCAGACCATGCTCAACAAGCGATCTGATGTGAATCAGGCGGAGCGGGCGGATGCCCGCCGCAATAGCGAAACAGTGCGGGTGCGCAGCACATCCATGCAGCCGATAGCGGAAGCATTGCCCGGTGCGCTGCCGGATATTCCGGCAGATGTGCGCCCTGCCCTGCTGAAGTTGGCCAGGGAGGCGTTGTTAGGCGACGGATTCAAGGAAAAATTCCTGATTGCGCCGCTGATTGAACAAAAAGCGAAGGAATTGTATGCCGATGGATATGCCAATGGAGGGCAGCCATGAATACGCATTTATTCGACATCATCAAGCGCAATCTGGCTGTGCCGGATTCAGATCGCGATCCGGCAGCCAAAACGATGAATGAGCGGCCGCTCAAGGAGAATACCATTGCTGGCATCCAGATGGTGCATCGCCTGATGCGCGAGCGGCAGATATGCCGCGCCGAAGCGGCAAGGATTGCGGCGGCGGAAACCGGCTGCGTGGCGCAAACACTGAAAGCCAAGTGGCGCGATTATGAAGCGCGCCTCAAGCGGGATGGGCTGCTGTGAGCGAATTCGATATTGATCGCGCCGCAGTACTGGCCACGCTGTCCAGGCATATCGGCAAGGCGCGCGGCCTGAGCGCCAGAGCGCTGGTGGCAGATATCACATGGGAAGCGGCAACCGATGCCGGCTGCCGTCGTTTGCGCCAGGTGATTGAGGAGCTGCGCAGGGAGGGCCACCACATTTGCGGCCATCCGTCCTCCGGCTATTTCATTGCGGCCAACGAAGAGGAGCTGAACGAGACATGCCGGTTTCTGGTGGATCGCGCCATGACCACGCTCACGCAGGTTTCCAGAATGAAAAAAGCCAGCCTGCCGGATCTGCATGGCCAGTTGGGGTTGAAGATATGAGTATCACTATCCGCAAGGTGAAATGGATGACCGCTGATTTCAGACCGGTTCCGATGCCGTCTACAAAATGCCCTATAGTGAAGATCTACGGCAGCGATGATGTTGTGACGGCGGTAATGGGCATCATGCACTGCAATGCGTGCGCCTATGTCCAGCAGATTCATGTTGATTACAACGCCGAAACAGGCGAGGTGCACTGTGCCGCGCCAAAGTAAAACACCGGAACAATATCGCCGCGCCGAGCTGGGCAAGATTCATATTGCCAAAAAGGCGTTGGGGCTGGATGATGATACCTATCGCGATGTGCTGTGGGCGGTGTGCCGGGTGCGCTCGGCGGCTGATCTGGATAGCACGGGCCGCTTCAAGCTGATTAAGCATTTTGAATCACTGGGCTGGAAAAATACGCGCCGTAATTACGGGCGCAAACCGGGCGTAACCGCTGATAAAACACCGCTTATGAACAAGCTCGAAGCGCTGCTGGCCGATAATAAACTGCCGTGGGGCTATGCCGATGGCATGGCAAAACGGATGTTTAAGGTGGATAAGGTGGGTTGGTTGAAGCCTGATCAACTGCATAAGCTGGTGGCGGCATTGCAGATTTCGATCAATCGGAAGCCTGTAAGGTGTGAGGCGACAGGCGATAAGGAGAACGCATCATGAGCAACGACACCTCACCCCTCACACCCGACCCCTCACCCCTCACTCTCTTTGATCCGATGACGGCGGATTTTGAGGAATTGGCCGGGCATATCGATGATATCGCCGATGATGATCGGGTGTGGCCGAAATCGCTGGCCGAGCTGGTGGATTTTCTGGTGGACGACTGGAAGGAACAGGGTGCGGATGATGAGGATGCCCTGGCCTATGCGCGAAGGACCGTGTTGAAAATATCATACTGCTGGGGCGGGCGCGTGCGCTATGTGCCGAAAGACGACAAATTAAGGGTGGCGCTGCGCGATAGCCAGATATGGCAGCAGTTCTGCGCCTCGCGCAGCCGCCGCAGCATCCCGGAGATTGCCGAACAGCACGGATTAAGCGATGCGCAGGTGTATTCCATTATCAAACAGCAGAAGAAACTGACCATTGCGCGCAGGCAGGGTGATTTATTTACCGATTCTGAAATCAAATGATTTCAGAAGGCTTGACAGACACAGAAAAAAGGCGCAAGCATTCGCGCATCCCGGCCATAGTCGGGGGCGAGTTTTGCAGCTCGGAAACAGAAAGCAGACGCAAGCCTGCTTTCCCAAGCAAGGCTTTTTTTGTGTCTGTTGCACAGTTTACCACCCTATGGTGGATCGTGCGGGGAGGCGCAAGCCTGCTGGGTTCTTTCTGTTCCAGTCTGCAAACCTCGCACGGTCTGCCGCCAGTGTTTTGCAGCTCTGACGGTAGATACACTCTACAGAAGGAGCTTCACCATGCATGATCTCACCACCCCGCAGGTTTCCCTGCACCACAACCGCCCTGTTACCACCAGCCTGAATGTCGCCGATGTGTTCGGTAAAAAGCATAAGAACATTACACAGACCATCCGTGAGATGGACATCCCGGAAGAATTTGATCGGCTGAATTTTCAGCCCATCTCTTACACCGATGTGAACAACCGAAAGCAACCCGCATATGAACTCACCCGCGACGGCTTCACTTTGCTGGCGATGGGCTTCACCGGCAAAGCAGCCATGCAGTGGAAGATTAAATATATCGAGCTGTTCAACGCAATGGAGCATGAAATCGCCGAAGCACCCGCCCATGTGGCGGCACTGGAGCGGCATCTGGCCAGGGAGTTGCTCAAACAGCGCCCGGAATGGAAGCGGATTATCCGCTATAAGGGCTATGGCCTGTTCCATCGTGAAATCGGCAAGCTGATGGATATGAGCACGGCGACCGTGCGTAAACATGTTCGCGAAATGGAAGCCTGCGGGCTGCTCACCCCGCCTGCCAACCTGCCTGCCATGCAACAGGGCGCGCTGCGCTTTCGTGGTGAAGCCCATGTGTAGCGGCTGCGACGATAAGGAATATGAGCTGTATCACCTGCACAGGGAATGCGCCCGCCTCATCACCGAGAATCATTTCCTGAATAAGCGGGTGGATGGATTATTGGCCGATAACAACGCTTTAAGGGCGGCCAATACCGGCCTGCATCGCATGGCCTCAGCGCTGCAGCAGCAGCAAATCCGGCGCAAAACGGGGGCCATGTGATGGATGCCCCGGATATCGATGAGGCAGCCCTTGCCCTGATGGCCATTCGCGCTGTGACCGATCTATTGTGCGAATTGCCCGATATGCATGTGGTGAATCCGGATCATCTCAATGCGCTGCTCTCTATCGTGGCCGATCGGCTGGATGCGGCGTTGGATATCTGAACCGTAGGGGCGATCCTTGTGATCGCCCTTGATTCAGGCCGGGCGAATACAAGATTCGCCCCTGCGGCCGATTCGATGTATTCAAACGCCTGATACACACGGATTGGAAACATTGCGCATGATGCGGTCATGAAAATCACCGAGCAACATCTGATTGATATTCTGGATATCCCCGCTGCCCGTGCAGCGAAATGGGTACAGCCTATTCATGCCGCCTGTGCCTGCTATGGCATCGAATCGCCGTTGCAGGTGGCTGCCTTTCTGGCGCAAATCGGCCATGAATCCGGGCGGTTGCGCTATGTGCGCGAAATCTGGGGGCCGACTTCGTGGCAAAAACGCTACGAAGGCCGCGCCGATCTGGGCAACACTGAGCCGGGTGATGGCTTCAAATTTCGCGGGCGCGGGCTGATTCAGATTACCGGTCGCAATAACTATGCCAGGGCATCAATTGCGCTGGGCGTGGATCTGACTGAATCACCGGAGCTGCTGGAGCAGCCGAATATTGCCGCTCTGTCGGCGGCGTGGTTCTGGGATGAGCATCATCTGAATGATTTGGCCGATGTGGGCGATATGCGCCACATCACCCGCATCATCAACGGCGGCTATAACGGGCTGGATGAGCGGATGAAATTCTATGAGCTGGCGCTGAATGCGCTGAACGTGGAGGTATGATATGAATCTGGATATTGCGACATTGCTGATGCTGCTGATGTTTGTGATCGGCTTTCTGGCGGGCGGCAAGTGGAAGGCGCGTTTTATCCGCGAACTGGTGGCTTTCGAGGGGAGCGCCAAGGCTAAAATAGACGCATTGCGCAAGCATCTGTAATGCTGCCATTTATCGGCCCGCTGCTGGGCATCGGCGAAAAGCTGCTCGACAAGCTCTGGCCTGATCCGGAAAAGGCGGCGCGCGCCAAGGTGGCGCTGATGCAAATGGCTGCCAAAGGCGAACTGGATGATATGGGCGTGCATATGCAGGCCATCGTGGCGGAAGCCAAATCAGAGCACGTGATCACAGCCACATGGCGACCCATCACCATGCTGGTGTTTGTGTTTATCATTGCCAATAACTACATCATCGCGCCGTACATCAGTCTCTTTTTTCATGTTGACCCCACCCTGCCGTTGCCTCCGGAGATGTGGGATTTGCTCAAGATTGGTTTGGGCGGTTATGTGGTCGGGCGCTCGGTGGAAAAAGCTGCCGGGGCATTCAGGGGGAAATAATGGCTGATATAGCAGACCTGGCCGAGGCGCGCGAGGCAAAGCAGCGCGCTGACGCCATTGAAATGATTACCCGGCGCAAACAGGAGCCGCCGCTGGTTGATACGGATGGCAATCGCATCTGCCGCGATTGTGAGTGCTTGATCCCGCCGGCCAGATGTGCGGCTGCGCCACATGCAGTGCGCTGTATTGATTGCCAGAGGCAGGCGGAACAGTGATTGATTATCAGGCAGCCCAGTTCTGGGCCAATATCGCCGTGCTGATTGTGGGCTCGGGGGCCAGCGTGTATGCGTGGCGGGTGCGGCGCGATATGGCGACGATTGGCAAGATCACCGAGATCGAGGCATCCATCAGCCAGCATGTGGCGGAGAATGGCGTGCAGCTGGCGCACCTGGATGAACGGCTGCGCCAGGCCATCGGCGCAGCGGAGCTCAAGCCGATTTATGATCGACTTAATAGCGTCAGTGAGTCCATCAGCGAGATCAACGGCAAGATGCACACGCTGGATTTGATTCATGAGATGATGCTCAACGAGGGAAGAAAACCATGACCAACCTGAAAGATATCGAACGATCAGACCGGCGGCTGCGCATTTTGCAGGCGCTGGCCAAAGCGCCGGACTATGCCACCAACGAGGCGGTGCTCAGGGGTGAGTTGAAATGTTTCGGGCACGGGGTGTCGCATGATGTGCTGCGCGCCGATCTGGCATGGCTGGCTGAATTGGAGCTGCTCAACATAGAAACCATCGGCACCGATATCCAGGTGGCCACGATCACCCTGCGCGGCGTGGATGTGGCATCCGGACTGGCAACTGTGCCGGGCGTGAAGCGCCCGAGACCGGGGGCGTAATGGCCAGACCATCATCCATCGAAACGCTGCCGCCGGATATCCTGGAGAAGCTGCAGGCGCTGCTGCGCGATCCGCGCATCAGCCAGATGGCGGTGACAGCGCGCATCAACGATGCCCTGAAAGAGCGCGGCGAGCCGCCGGTGAGCAAATCGGCAGTGAATCGCTACGCCGTGAAGATGGAGAAAGTGGGCGAACGCATGATGCAATCGCGCGCTGTGGCCGATATGTGGATTGCCAAGCTGGGCAATGCGCCGCAGGGCAAAACCGGCCAGTTGATCAATGAAGTGGCGCGGACGCTGAGCTTTGAAGTGCAGCAGATTCTGGCCGAACGCATGGCTGATAATCCCGATGAACTGGATCTGGAGGCCACCATGAGCGTGCTCAAGGATCTGGCGCTGACATCCCAGCGCATTGAAAAATCCACATCGCTGAATGAGGAGCGGGAACAGAAAATACGCGAACAGGAGCGTCAGCGCGTCACTGAAGAGGCTGTTAAATTCGTCAAGGATCAGGGGCTATCTGTCGGTCAGGAATCCGAGTTGCGAAACTTCCTGCTACAGGTGTCGTAATGCCCCGTGGCACTCCCCCTGCCGCAAGCGGCATTCCCCCTGTGCCTGCACTTACAGACGGCATCCTGCTCAAGGGTCAGCGCGATTGGGTGGCTGACCCTTCGCCGTTGAAGGTGAATGAAAAAGGACGGCGCACCGGCATCACCTGGGCGGAGGCATCCGATGATGTGTTGATTGCCTCGGCCAGCAAAGAGGCCGGCGGCCAGAATGTTTACTACTATCCGCAATCCAAAGAGGATGCGATTGAATATATCGAGACCTGCGCCAAGTGGGCCAAGGCATTCGATAAAGTTTGCGGCACGATGGAAGAGGGTAGCTGGGAAGATGAACTGGGTCACATCCTGCCGGATGATGATCCGGACAAGGCCATCAAAACCTACACCATCAAGTTTCCGTCCGGATACAAGATCATGGCGCTGTCTTCATCCCCATCGCGCGCTCGCGGCAAGCAGGGCGTGTTTGTGCTGGATGAGGGTGCCTTCCACCCCAATCTGCCTGGTGTATTGAAATCGGTGATGGCGGCTATTCTGCGTGGCGGCAAGGTGCGCGTGATCAGCACCCACGATGGGGCTGACAATCCATTCAACCAGCTAATCGATGAAATCCGGGCAGGTCGCCGCAAGGGTACGGTGCACCATTACCCATTCAAAAAAGCAGTCGGCGATGGCATGTATAAACGCATTTGCGAATTGAGCAATGAGCAGTGGAGCCAGGAGAAGGAAGATCAGTGGGTAAAGGATGCCTACGCCTTTTACGGCGAAGATGCAGCCGAAGAGCTGGATGCGATTCCATCATCCGGATCGGGCGTATATCTATCCGGCATCCTGATTGAAAGCCGCATGTATCCGGCTCCGGTGCTACAGATGGAGTTCAATGATGCCTTTGCGCTCAAGCCCATCCCCGAGCGGCGCTCGATTTGCCAGGCATGGCTGGATGATCATCTAAAGCCGGTTTTAGACGGGCTTAATGCCGATTTGGAGCATAGCTACGGGCAGGATTTTGGCCGTACGGGCGATCTATCGGTGATTCCGGTGCTGCAAACGCAACCGAATCTGGATCGGGTGGAAAAACTGGTGCTTGAGATGCGCAAGGTGCCCTACGATCAGCAGGAACAGGTGATTGATTATCTGATTCCGAAGCTGCCCCGGTTCAAATCGGGCAAGCATGATGCGCGTGGTAACGGCCAGGCAGTGGCAGAATATGCCGCCAGCCATTACGGGCACAGCCGGATTGAGCAGGTGATGCTGACCGAGGGCTGGTATCGCGACAATATGCCCGAGCTGAAAGCTGCTTTTGAAGATGCAACGCTGCGCATCTGCAAATCAGCCGACCACCGTACCGATCTGCGCGCCATAAAAATGGTCAAGGGCGTGGCTCGAATTCCGGACAACTACAAGGGCAAGGGCACGGACGGAAAACCGCGCCATGCCGATTATGCCGTAGCGCTGGCGCTGGCCTATGCAGCTTCTACGGCGGATGTGGCACCGGTTGATTTTGCCACCGATGAGGATAAAACCGTGACCAGCAGCTTTATCAGCGATGAGGCCGACATCAATTATAGCGCGTTCATAGGGGGCTGATATGGCCGGTAAAACAACAATCAATCCAGATTTGACCATTGAGTTTGCTACTGATGATCCACAGATGGATATCACGCGCGGCTATCTGGGCAATATCCGCATCAATGAAGATAAAGTGCTGCAATCGGTGGGCGGCAAGCTCTCGGTTTATGAGGATGTATATCGTGATGATCGGGTGAAATCGTGCCTGCAACAGCGCATCAGCGCGGTGACATCGCGTGATTATGATGTGCGGGCAGGCGGCGATTCGGCGCTGGATAAGCGGGCGGCGGAAGCGGCAGAAGATATGATCCGTTCCCTGCGCTTTGACCGGCTTACCGAGCGTTTTTTATTGCAGGCGCTGCTCAAGGGATGGGGTGTGGGTGAAATCATCTGGAGCCTGAAAGGCGGACTGATCTGGCCTGCCGCGATCAGAATCAAGCGCAGCCAGCGCTTTGTGTTTGCGCCATTGCACACCAGCAAGCCTGTCAGCAACGGTTATGAAGATGTGAAGCGCGCCCTGCGGCTGGAATCTGTGCTGCGCATGAAAACCCGCGATGCGCCCTATGAGGGAGTGGAGCTGCCGCCCCGCAAATTCATCGTGCATTCGGTCGGCGGACTGGATGATGAGAACCCTTACGGCACAGGGCTGGGCTTCTGGCTTTACTGGCCGGTGCGCTTCAAGCGCGAGGGCATGGGCTTATGGCTGCAATTTATTGATAAATTCGGTTCGCCATCGGCCAAGGGCACCTACCCCAACAACGGCGGCGAAGCCGAAAAGCGCAAGATGCTCGAAGCGCTCAGGGCGCTGCGCTCCAATTCTGTGACAGCGGTGCCCGAGGGCATGGCAGTGGAATTGATTGAAGCAGCGAAATCCGGCATCAGCACACACGAGCAACTGATCGACCACATGGATCAGGCCATCACCACGGCGATATTATCACAGACGCTGACCACATCGCAGGGCAACATTGGCAGCCAGGCACTGGGTGTGGTGCATGAAGGCATCAAGGATGGCGTGGCCAAATCGGATGCCGATCTGCTCTCCGACACGATCAATGAAACGCTGATGTACTGGTTTACTGAATTCAACTTCCCCGGCGCAACGCCGCCGCATATCTGGCGTGATATGGCTGATGTGGAGGATTTGGGCGACAAGGCGGATCGTGATCTGAAATTAAGCCAGGCATCGGGTCGCAGCCTGGATGCGGACTACGTGGAGGAACAATACGATGTAAGGTTGGGGGATGTTATCAATCAAATCCCCCCCAACCCCCCTTTGACAAAGGGGGGCGAGGGGGGATTGCCGGCATCATTTGCGGAGGCTATCACCACCCCGCCGCCGGACTCGGCTGATCCCATCACCGATCAACTGGAAAAAGAGGCGGCGCCCATCACCGATGCCATGATTGACCAGGTGCGCGGGCTGCTCGATGAGGTTGCCGATCTGCAGGAATTCTCCGACCGGCTGCCGGAACTGCTTGGCACGATGGATACGGACAGGATAACCGAGCTGATGGCCAAAGCATTCGCAGTGGCTGATCTGACCGGGCAATACGAGGTGGTGAAGGGCAATTGAGAATTTCGAATTGTAAAATGAGCATGAAATGAAAACCAAATACGGCTCGCTGCCGTTTGATGCGCAGATTGCGTTTTTTAAAAAGAAGCTGGCGCTACCCACGCGCAGCTGGACAGATATTATTCACGGCAACCATGATCATGCTTTCGTGGTGGCAGGGGCGAACAAACAGGCGCTGGTGGAGAGTTTTCAGGCGGCGGTGCAAAAGGCGATAGCAGACGGAACTACGCTGGCGGCATTCCGGAAAGACTTTGACCGCATTGTGAAAGAAGCGGGCTGGGACTATAACGGCTCACGTAACTGGCGTTCACGCGTGATTTATGAAACCAATTTGCGCACCAGCTATCAGGCGGGCCGATTCACCCAGTTGCAGAATATGGACTACTGGCAATATCATCATTCGCCAGCATCTGAAAACGCACGCAAGCAGCATGTGGCATGGGATGGCCTGATTCTGCCGAAGGATGATCCATTCTGGCAAACCAACTACCCGCCCAATGGATGGGGTTGCAAATGTACCGTGACAGGCCACAGTCGCGCCGCTGTGCAGCGTAAGGGACTGAAGATAGCCAAATCACCGAAGCTGGAGATGCAGACGGTGGAGATTGGCTCACAGGGGCCTAACCCGCGCAGGGTTACTGTGCCGAAAGGCGTTGGACCCGGCTGGGCCTATGCGCCGGGGCGCGATGCATGGATGCGTGGACATGCCATACCACCCAAAGGCGATGCGCCGTGGCCATTTACAAAAGGGGAAACCGGGCGGCATCATCTGATTCCGGATTTTGCAGCGCATGATCTGTTACCGGATGCACGCCCGTTTCCAAAGTCAAGATTGCTGCCGACAGGGAAGCCGCCTGCATTCTATGCTGATGCATTCCTGAAGGAATTTGGCGGGTCGGTTGGCAAAGATGCGCTGTTTATCGATGTGACCGGTGAACCGCTTATCCTCTCCGATACCCTGTTTCGCAAAGCCAAAGACAATACATGGAAGGCAATGAAAAACGGGCGCGAGCAATACGCACTGATGATGGCCGAAGTGCTGAAAGCTCCGGATGAGATATGGGTTGGTATGGAGTGGAACGGCGCATTGGGCAAGGCGGTTGTTCGGCGGCGCTATGTGAGCAGGCTGATACCGAAGGATGGCACTCGCCCCGGTTTTGTGGTCTTTGAAAATGCATCAGACGGGTGGACGGGTGTCACCAGCTTCCCACGAGATTTCAATACAAGCGTGGAATGGGATGCTGAAATATCGAAAGTGAGGCGGGGCGTTCGCCTGTATCGGCGACCGGAGTAAAAAACAAAGGCGACGCTGACCCGCCGCCTTATCTCCACAGGTAGGTTCGGGCCCCCGGTCAGAGGCATTCTCCTGTGATGAGGTTTAATGACAGTATAGGGGTATTCGATGGCAGGCGCAAGCATTGATATAAAATATGATGATCGCGACGTTAAAGCCGCATTGCGGCGCTTGCAGATGGTTGGCGGCGATTTATCCGCCGTCTTTGCCGAGATCGGCGAACACCTGACCCGTTCGCACCGGCAGCGCTTTGCCGAAGGCGTGGATCCGGATGGCCAGGCATGGGAGCCGCTGGCCGAAAGCACGAAAGCCCGCAAGAAGAAGAATGCCGACAAGGTGCTCATTGAGCATGGCGGGCTGATGGATTCGCTGCACTACAATACCGGCAGTCATGAGCTGGAATTCGGCACCAATCTGATTTATGGCGCGACCCACCAGTTCGGCAGGGAAGAGGCGGGGATTCCGGCCAGGCCGTTTTTAGGCGTGAGCAGCGATGATGAAGCGGAGATATTGAACATTATCACGGATCATATAGGCCAGGCGGTCAACGGTTAGGCATGAGACATCTGATTTTAAACCACGGCATGAATCGGGTGTGTAGCGGGTGCGTGTCGGGGCGAAGCCGTAAAATCGATTCTAAGGCGTCGGATGGTTTTCTGGCGGCCCTACTACCTAAAAAATGCCAGGACAAAATTTAAACGGGTCTTAAACGGGTAGAATCGCATATTCTGGTTGTGTTGATGGGCGGGGATGCCGAGGTTTCGCTGTCTGACCTAGCCGAGGTGCATATTACAGTCCCCGCAGCCAGGGTCAAGACATCCTCAATCCGGTTGGGTTTTGCGCCGGTCATGCCTGCTGCATCTTATTCAACAGCTTGATACACACACTTTCAAATCGCACGCCATTGTTCGGCGCATGGCTTCGCAAACAAAACCCATCCACGCCTTTATTGCAGGCACACATAAAACACGCCTCGGGCATGAGGTGACCATTACCGCATCCGATCTTCAGGCCGCTGCGGCAGCCTATAACCCGGCACTGCACGAGGCGCCGCTGGTAATTGGCCATCCCGATGGCAAAGCCCCGGCCTATGGCTGGATCGAATCATGCGCGGTCAGTGGCGATGATTTCTTTGTCACGCCCAAACAGGTCAACCCCGATTTTGCCGAACTGCATAATGCCGGCGCATTCAAAAAACGCTCCATGTCCTTCTACCATCCTGACAACAGCCTGAACCCCGCCCCCGGTGTCTGGTATCCGCGCCACCTGGGATTTCTTGGCGCGCAACCGCCGGCTATCAAGGGTTTAGGTGGCCATGAGTTTGCAGAGGCGGAAGGTGATGGCGATATTCTTACGGTGGAATTCGGCGAATTTGAAGATCGTGTCGAGGCTGGCATGTGGCGCAATCTGCGTGAGTGGATTCTGGCCAGGTTCGGCAAGGATGATGCCGACGCTGCCGTCTCGGGATATGACGTTGATTTCCTGCAAGCGGAAGCCGCGAAAGAAAAGAACCAACAGGAAGATGCCCAATCGGCATTTTCAGAATCAATCCAAAACAACAAGGAGGGTGAGATGACACCTGAAGAAATCGCCGCCAAGCAGGCGGAACTGGACGCGCGGCAGGCTGCGCTTGACGACAAGACGGCAGAATTCTCCGAGCGCGAGCAGAAGCTGGCCGAACAGGAGAGCGCTGCGCATCGCGCTGAATGCGCTGATTTTGTCGAGGCGCAGGTTGCTGCGGGGAAGGTGTTGCCGACCCAGAAAGATAATCTGATCGAATTTATGGCAGGTCTGGAGCATGTCGAGACGGTCGATTTTGCTGAAGGCGACGCCACGGTGAAGAAATCGCCACTGGCCTTCATGCGGGATTATCTGGCGGCTCAGCCGAAGATTGTGGCGTTCGGAGAGCATCATGCTGACGATAAGCGTGCAGACATGGGCGTGACAGTGAGCGTGCCTGCGGGCTTCGAGGTGAATGCCGAAAAGGCTGAGATTCACGCCAAAGCGATCGCCTTCGCAGAATCCAATCAGGTTGACTATATCACGGCTGTGAAAGCAGTCAGCAAATAACACAGGAGAATTAAACCATGTCCATGCAAGCCATTTCCATTTTTACCCTGTCGGTTGTTGCCGCCGGCGCAATCACCAAGCACCGCTTTGTTACCCACGGCAATACCCAGGCAGGCGCAGCGGCCAATACCCTCGGTGTGGCACGTACCGCTGCCGCACCGAATGAGGGCCTGACTGTTGATGTGATCGGCACGGCGGTTGTCGAGGCCGGCGCAGCCATTGCGGCAGGTGCGGCCATCGAAACCGACGCAACGGGTCGCGCCGTCACCAAGGCCGCCGGTGTCACGGTGGGTCGGGCGCTTCAGGCTGCCACTGCTGCCGGTGATTTTATCGAAGTGCTGCTGATCCAGAACTGATTACAAACAGATAACAAGGAGAGAAGATTATGCCAATGAGTAACCAGCAGGTGCGGATTATTGATCCTATCCTCAGCAATGTAGTTCAGGGCTACAAGCATGCCGAGCATGTCGGCCACAACCTGTTTCCGCGCGTCGCAGTTGGCGTGTCCGGCGGCCAGGTGATTGAATTCGGCAAGGAGAGCTTCAAGCTCTATAACGCACGGCGCACGCCGGGCAGCGCTACCAAGCGCATCCAGTTCGGCTATGCCGGCAAGTCGTTCGCACTGGTGGATGACTCGCTTGAAGGCCAGGTGCCGCGCGAACACCTGCGAGACGCCAAGGCTGTGCCGGGCATTGACCTGGGCACGCGATCGGTGAATTCAGTGATGGCTTCGCTATCGCTGGCGCTGGAAAACGATCAGGCCCAACTGGCACGCAATGCGGCCAATTATGATGCCAATCATAAAGTCGATCTGGCTGCGGCCAAATGGTCGAACGATGTGAACAACCCGATCTCCGATATTGATGCCGGGCGCGAGGCGATTCGCAGTACGGTAGGTATTTATCCGAATGTGATTGTGCTCTCGGCCAAGGCATTCAATGCTGCCAAGAACAATGCCAACGTGTTGAATCGATTCAAATATACGAGCTCCGATTCGGTGACGGCTGAAATGCTGGCCAGCATCTGGAACCTGCAAAAGGTCGTTGTTGGCGTGGCGATCAGCTTCGACGATGCCGGTGTATCCACCGATATCTGGGGCAATGACGCCGTGCTGGCTTATGTGCCGAGCATGGCGTCCACGCTGGAAGAGCCCTCCTATGGCTATACCTACACAATGGACGGCAACCCGCTGGTTGAAGAGCCATACTACGACAAGAACTGTAAGAGCTGGATTTATCCGGTGGGCTATGAGCGCGTACCCGTACTCTCCGGCATCACATCCGGTTTCCTACTGCAGAATGTGGCCTGATCCATAACGGGTCTGCTGACAACGGGGCGGGTTTTTGCCCGTCCCGTTTTTCTCAATAAGTGAAGAGGAGTTTTTTTATGCAAGTAAGAATCAAGAACCCATGCAAGGCCGACGGTGAGTATCTGATGCCAGGCGATACGCCCGATCTGGGCGACAATGATGCACAGGCGCTCATTGAATCCGGCGCTGCCGAGGCGTTGCAGGGCGGCGTGAGGCCGGATGATGCCGATGCATTGCTGACGGAGATCCGCGAAGCGATTGCATCACTGGCTACCGATGATGGCGATGCGTGGACAAAGTCCGGCAAGGCAAAAACCGAAGCGATTGAGACCGTGCTGGGCTATGCCATCACAGCAGCCGAACGCGATGCCGCAACGGCGGATGCATAAGCCATGAGTTACGCCAGCAAGCAGGATATGATTGACCGGTTTTCTGAATCAGAAATGATTCAGCTGACGGATCGTGCTGGCGCTGGTGTGATTGATGATGCAGTGCTGAATGTCGCAATGGCTGAATCCGATGCCGAAATTGATGCCTATTTGCAGGCGCGCTACGCCCTGCCGCTGACCAGCGTGCCGCTGCTGATCGGCAAGCTGGCAAGGGATTTGACCCGTTTTTATCTTTATGATGACAATCCACCCGAGTCGGTCAGTGAGCGGTATAAGGCTGCTGTCAAAACACTTGAGCTGATTGCCCGGGGCACCATGCAGTTGGGTCTGGATGCAGCCAGCCAGCCCCTGGCAGCAACGGCTATGCCCGAAACACGGGCCGATGCGCCGGTATTTGATACGGCATCACTGGCCACCTACAAATGACCCTCACCGAACTCCAATCCGCCGCCGTGACCGCCATCAAGACGGCCATCCCGACGCTGGCGCAGTGCGAAATCTATGGCGGCCAGTTTGCCGGAGAGCATGGCAATCGCGTGGCCATTCATGCGCCTGCGGTATTGATTGCAGGCTTGGGGGCAAGGCCTGTTACTGATCCTGGCATTGATGGCCAGATGGATGTATCGGCTCGCTTTGCGGCCTATGCGGTGGCGAAATACGCCAACGATCGCCAAAAGCGCGAAGGCGGCTGCATTGATCTGGCCGAAGCTGTGGCACTGTTGATCCACAATAACAATTTTACATTGCCCGGCGTTGGCACCGCGAAGGTTATGCAGGTGCAGGGCATGACCAATGCGGCGGCTGACAAGGTCGGATTCTCGATCTGGTCCATCACCTGGGAGCAGCAAATCAGAATCGGCGCAGCACCGGTGAGCAATTACGGCCCATTGACCGATGTGCGCATTGGCTTCGCCCCGAATATAGGCCTCGGTCATGAGCCGGATTACGTTGCGATATGATGATTGAACTCTTACAGCGCATCGAGCGCATCGAGCGCCAGATGCATAATATTGCCCTGTTCGGCACGATTACCGATGCCAATTATCAGACTGCCCGCGTGAGAGTTCAGATTGGCGATCTGATCACCGGCTGGCTGCCGTGGTTATCGCAACGCGCAGGCAACGATGTGGATTGGGATGCGCCGGAAATTGGCGAACAGGTGGTGGTATTTTCACCTTCCGGTGAAATCGGCAATGGCGTAGTGCTCCCTGCCATCTATCAAACCGCCCATCCGGCCAATGGCAGTACGCCGGATGAGGCCATACACACCTATAAGGACGGCGCGGTGATTGCGTATGATCGCGCTGCCCACCACCTATCAGCCACCCTGCCCGCAGGCGCAACATGCGCCCTGGTTGCGGATGGCGGGATTTCGATTACCGGCGATATCAGCGTCACCGGCACAATCACATCAACCGGCGATATGATCGCTGCAGGGATCAGCCTGGATCATCATGTACATGGCGGCATCCAGCCCGGTGGCTCCAATACAGGTGCGCCGCAATGAATTACGAATTAAATCTGTTGCTTTTTTTTAATATCTGCCGGAATTACAAAGGTAAGGTTCAGAAAAAAGGCAAGGAAGGCAATGGCTTCTTCAGCATCAGCATGGCTTGCCTTGATTTCGTGCGCTGCTTTATTGCGCTCGAGGCGCAGATGATGCGCCCAACCGGCCAAAGGCCGGGTGATGATTCCTTGATTCAGACAATCGTCAATCATATCCACAAACCGTTTACCCTTTGCTCCCAACCTTTGCAGGGAAACCTCCAGCACGCTGCCACAGGCGGAGATAATAAGCGGCGGGGAACTATTCTGATGCAACAGTTCTTGAGCAGCTACAAACAGTTCTTTAATTTCATCCGGATAGCTGTTATCGCAATAGGGGGCTTTAACCTCTGGGAACGTAGCCACAATCAAAGGCGGCTTGCCGCGAAAAACGCGAGGCCCGTTGTTGCTGCACTTGAGAATTTCACTGATTTGGTTCCATGTTGCGCGGAAGATAAACAACACCGGGGAATGGCACTGCGGGCAACATGCTGTGCCATAAGCATCGGTCATGGTGTCAGCTTCGTATTGTGGGGCATCCACCGCCCAGTGCAGCAAGCTGGGATCTTGGACGTTGTATTGCGCCATATTCACCACGCAAAAATCAACATGATTGCCGCAATGTGGGCATTCTTTTCGAGACTGGAACATAACAACCTCCGGGAAGCACTACTATGAGTAAGTTAATTAAATCATGCAACCAGCTACACGGTGCGCTCATTGACCCATTTGGTAAGATGAAGACAAGCAACCCCATCGAGGCTATTGAGCGGGTGCGCAATCAGTTTGAACTGATCAAAATAGAATGTGGTGAAGGCGCCGCCAATGAAGCAATGATCCACAGCTATGTGATGGCCATGTATCAGCAACATGGTGATGCAACATGAACGGCATGCACAACGCCACTGGCAAACCGCTCACCGGCATTGCGCATCTGCGCCAGTCGATTGCGGATATTCTGGCTACGCCGTTGGGCAGCCGGGTGATGCGGCGCGATTATGGGTCGAGGTTGTTTGCGTTGACCGACGCGCCGATGAATCGCAACGGCGTGATGGATGTGATTATCGCCACCGCCGAAGCCTTGAAAAAATGGGAGCCGCGGTTGAATGTAACCGCTGTGCGCGTGGCGCAGCCAACCAGCGATGGGCGCTTAACGATTGGCGTTGAGGGCGTTTATACGCCAAACGGCAAAGCTGTTGTGCTGGATGGGATTGTGATCTGATGAGCCTTGCCCAGATTGATTTCGCACAAATCCCTGCGCCGGCGGTGATTGAGCAGCTCGATTACGAGGCGATTCTGGCTGCCATGAAGGCTGATCTGCTGGCGCGTGATGCCACACTGACAGCATCTACTCTCGAGTCCGACCCGATTGCCAAACTGCTCGAGGTCTGCGCCATGCGCGAATTCATCGTGCGACAGCGTGTGAATGACGGTGCGCATGCGGTGATGCTGGCCTATGCATCCGGCGCCGATCTGGATCAGATTGGTGCCAACTTCGGCATGGCTCGGTTGATCATCACGCCTGCCGACAACACCAAAACGCCACCGGTGGCAGCGGTGATGGAGCTGGATAGCGCCTATCGCGAGCGCATCCGGCTGTCGCTGTATTCACGCACCACGGCGGGACCGGTGAATCAATATAAATTTCACACCCTGTCCGCCGATCCGGATGTGCTGGATGTGAGCATCACCAGTCCGAATCCGGGCGATGTGGTGATTAGCGTATTGTCTCGTACAGGCAGCGGCACACCGACTCAAGCCGTACTGGATGCGGTGATGGCCACGTGCAATGCCGATGATGTTCGCCCGCTCACCGATCACGTGATTGTGCAGGCTGCGCAAATTGTGAACTACGCCGTCGCAATCGATCTGACTGTATATCCCGGCCCCGATCCGGTCACGGTGCAAGCGGCAGCATTGCAGGCAGTCACAGATTATTGCGACGCCCATCATGCGCTTGGCCATGATATCACCCGCGCAGGCCTGATTGCGGCCGCCACGGTTGCGGGCGTGCAGAATGTGGCACTAACAGCACCTGCTAACGATCTGGTGGTGGATGATCTGCATGCCAGTTATGCCACAGCCATCAGTGTGGCGATTGCCGGGAGTGCGATCTAATGGCTGATGTAACCTCCATTCTCCCGCCCAATGCCACCGAGCTGGAGCGTAATATCGAACAGTTGGCTACAGGTGCGATTGAGCAACTGCCTGTACCGATCCGTGATCTGTGGAATCCGGATAAATGCCCGGTAGCCCTATTGCCCTGGCTGGCCTGGGCGCTGGATGTGGAACAATGGCAATCGGACTGGCCGGAGGCTACCCAGCGTGCCGCTATCAAGGCGAGCATCGACGTGCACAATCACATGGGCACGGTGGCATCAGTCAAGCAGGCACTGGCAGCACTGGGCGCATCTATTAAGCTAACAGAGTGGCATCAGACCGGCGGCGCCCCGCATACGTTTGACCTTACTGCATGGGCAAATACCAATCTCGCTCCGGCAGGCAGGCCTGTTCTGGATGCGGCATTATACAATACGCTGCTGGCCGCCGTGAATGAGGCCAAGCCTGCACGTAGTCATTTTACCTTTCGCGTGGGGGCCCGCTTTAGCGGCGGTGTGGCTATGGGTGCAACCATGAGTGGCAGCGCCATAACGCGCCGCTCAGCAACGACACACAGGCCGCCGATGGCAGCGCAGGGCGGATTGGCGTCCGCTGTGACCGCATCCATTGCGGCTGTAGCACGGTTCCCAATGGAGGTGATATAAATGCCAGGTACAACATTAACCCCAGTCATTACCGATGCCGGATTGCAGGCTGCATTCAACGCATCAAGCACGGGCATCGCGGCGGAAATCACCCATATCGCACTGGGCGACATCGGGTATACGCCGTTATCCAGTCGCACGGCGTTAGCCAATGAGCGCATGCGGCTGCCTGTTGCGGATGGCTCGCCGGTGACGGCCACCCAGATTCACCTGACCGGCCTGGCCGCAGGCGCAATCGAATTCTGGGTGAAAGAGGTTGGCTTCTGCCTGGCGGACGGGACGCTGTTTGCGGTTTGGAGTGACCCTGCGCAGACACTGGCATACAAGGCTGCCGGCGTGGATTTGCTGCTGGCGTTTGATTTGTCAATTGCAGCCATTCCGGCCGGATCAATCACGGTACAGGGCACAGGGCAGAACCTGAGCCTGTACTACGCCGAAGAGCTCTCAAACATGGCTATAGCCCAGCTGGGCACCATGCATCGGCAGATATTGATTGAAGAGCAACTGCAAAAAGGAGGCTTGTAATGCCATTAGAACAAACAATAACTCAGCTTGTAACCGCGTCAGATACGTTGACAAACGAGGTACGCCGATTGATCGGCCAGGCACCCGTTGCATCGCCGGTAAATCCGGGTCAGCAGGGATTCGGCGTGGGTATATGCCCCGGCCCACTGCCTGCCGGCATGGCGGAGATGCCCGGCACGCGCGATGTTGCGCATGATAATTACGGCAATTATATATTTTCAGACGGATCAATCATGGTCTGGATACCTGCGTTTTATTACAAATGGGGCACAGGCACGAACGGGCTGGCAGTTAATATTGTGGACATCGTACCGTTTGTCGGCGGGCCCTACGGCACGGTCGCCACGGCCAACGCCGCAGGCTATGCCCTGCATCGCGCATTTTACGATGGCGGTGCAATTCAGCCGGGCGTGTTTGTTGATAAATATCAGTGCAGCAACAACGGCGGCATTGCATCATCAATTCGATTTGCGAATCCGCTATCGACAAATGCAGCGCACAACCCGATTTCCGCGCTCAGCAATGCGCCCGCCAACAACTACGGCGGCGCAATTCTTGCGCCGAAATCGCGCGGCGCGTCCTTTTTCTGTAATACGCGTTTCATTTTTTCCGCCCTGGCCATGTTATCACTGGCGCACGCACAAAACGCGACATCGACAACGTGGTGCGCATGGTATGATGCAGCAGGCATCACAAATTATCCGAAGGGTAATAACAATAATGCCCTCGGAGATACCAATGACGCATCCATTGCGTATGTATCTGATGGTTATCCCAACGCGGGCAAAACCGGCTCGGCAAATCTGTTTGCCCGCACAACGCACAATGGCCAAAACTGCGGCGTTGCGGATATGAACGGCAATATGTGGGAGATCAATCCGGGCATCACGTCAGACGGAGTAAATCTTTATGTGATGAGCACGTCGGCTAAAATGTCCGCATCAACGGCTGGCAACACACCACTGTCTACAGATGTGTTTGGCGCGGCAGCCCTGGCCGCGCGGTACATCAACCTGGGTGCAACGCATGCATCGTTGTGGGCAACGGGCGCAAACAGAGCTGTTCCATTCGGCAGCCCTACAACCCAGACGCTATCAGATGCAACGTCCGGCGCGGCGTGGAACACTGCTGGCGCTGGAGTGCCGCTGGCGACCGGCGGCGCGAACGCATTCGGCATGGATTACATCTGGGATTACAAGCCAAATGAAATGTGCCCGCTCGCGGGCGGCTACTGGAACGGTGGCAGCAGCGCGGGCGTGTGGGCGTTGAATCTCGCCAATGTGCGAGCCGCCTCGAACAGCACCGTGGGCTTTCGCGCGGCCTTGTATCTCTGAGCGATTGAGCGATAGCGATATGAGCGGTTATCGATAATGGGCATGCACGATGAAGCTAATCTGGATCGTAAGTTCACAGAATTTGCGAAGCTGATGAATATCCACCTGAACCACTTCCCGAAGCATGAGAAGTATGGTCTGGCGCTGGAAATCCGGCGATCGGCTTATGAAATGTATGGATTTATCGTGGAAGCACAGACGCGCTATCACAAAAAAACCACGCTAACGAATCTGGATATCAGGCATGAGCAATTGCGCATGCTGATCAGGCTGGCCTATAAGCTGGGATATTTCGGGTTCAAGGCGGGAAAGATTGCCGAGCAATCGCCAAAACAGCAGGGCGAGCATCGTTATCTCGCACTGTCAAAACTGGTTGACGAGATCGGCAAAATGATTGGCGGATGGATTGTATCTACACGTCAACGGGAATCATCTTGATATGTGCCCGATCGCGAGCGGCAACTGGAACAATGGCAGCAACGCGGGCGTGTGGGCGTTGAATCTCAACAATGTGCGAGCCAACTCGAACAACAACGTGGGCTTTCGCGCGGACTCGATACCTCACGGGCAGCAATGCCGAAGTGGAATCAAGGGAGATGATTTCCGGCGCGTGGGTTCGCCCCACGGCGAAATCTGCACATGCCGCCATTCTGGTAGGATTAATGATAATCTCGAAGGTCTGGCGGCATGAAGCGGGTTGGTGATTTGTACGACAGTGCATTTACGCGTGATGCGCTGCTGACCGCATACCATGCGGCAGCAAGGCACAAACACGGCAAGCGCGCGTGCTTTAATTTTGAGCGCAGACTGGCATTCAATCTCGAATCGTTATATTGCGAATTACGCGACGGTATTTATCAACCAATGCCATATTACACGTTTGAAGTTTTTGAGCCAAAGCGCCGCACAATCTATGCACCGGCGTTTCGCGACCTCGTTGTTCAGCATGCTATTTATGCTGTTGCAAATCCGATATTCGATCGCACGTTTATCGATCATTCATACGCATGCAGAAAAGGCATGGGTACACACAAGGCAGCGGACTATGCGCAAGCGGCATTGCGCGCCGTTCCGCATGACAGCTATACGCTAAAGACTGACGTGCGGAAGTTTTTCTATCGCATCGATAGAGGCATTCTGCGCACCCTGATTGAGCGCAAAATAAAGGACAATCGCTTCGTTGGTTTAATGATGGCGTTCGCTGATCACGGTGAGTCGGTCGGCATCCCAATAGGCAATCTACTGTCACAGCTTTATGCGCTGATTTACCTCAACCCGATGGATCAATTTGTGAAGCGCGAATTGCGCGTAAAATACTACTGCCGCTATGTTGATGATGCTGTGCTGTTTGGGCTGTCAAAAGCCGAGTGCATTGACGCAAAAAACAAAATCGAGACGCTGCTCAAGACGCTCAATCTGGAGTTATCGCACTACACAATAGCGCCGGTCAAAAAAGGCGTGAATTTTGTTGGCTATCGCACATGGGCGAGTCGCCGGTTTATCAGAAAACACAGCCTCTATAAATTCAGAAAGTCACTGAAAAAAGGCGATGTAAAAAGCGCCGTTTCAATCCTCGGTCACGCCAGAAATACCAGCTCATTGAATTCGATGTTGAGTTACATAAAAAAGGAGAAAAAACATGAAAATAGTCAGCTACAAAAAACATATCACACCCTCAGTCACTGTGTCCCTGGTGCTGTCTGTTGATAAGAGCGGTCAATTTGTCGGCACAGAACTGGCAACTCTGAGTGACGGGCTGACATACGTCAGCATGCCTGCGTCGGCAACGCTGCCCGCGCAGCCCAAGGAGATCGCCAAGACAGTCACTGACGGCGCTACACTATCAGCGACTACGCTCGCAGATCTGAAGGCGGCATCGCCACATGTTAAGCTGATAAATGATCGTGTGTGCGAAAAAATTCGCGAGCAGTACTCCCTGGATGATGAGCTAAAGCTGGCGCGCATCTCAATCGGTAATTTGCAAAAAACATACACCGCCAGCGCGGCGGAGTTACAGGCCGTGACCGACTATCAGGTTGCAGTAGAAGCGGCGCGGGCGTGGGGCCGGGCGGAAAAAGCGAAGTTGGGACTATAATAAAAAAATAAAGGAGGCATAGCATGCCAGCAGCATATTTACACGGCGTACAAGTCGTCGAAAAAACAAACGCAACGCGGAACATCCGCACCATATCCACAGGCATCATCGGCATTGTCGGCACAGCACCCGATGCTGATCCGGTGGAATTCCCGCTCGATACACCGGTGCTGATTGTCGGGGATCGTGCCAAAGCGGGCAAACTCGATACCACTGGTCTGGGTAAAGGCACGTTACCTATGAGCATGGACGCGATTTTTGACCAGATTGCACCGATCATGGTGGTGGTGCGTGTGGCAGAAGCCACGCTCACCGGTGGCGCTATTGATATTGCAGCTACACAGAGCAATATCATCGGCACAGTCACAGCGGCGGGCATATCCACCGGCATGCAGGCACTGCTTACAGCTAAAACAGTGCTGGGCGTGCAGCCGCGCATCCTGGGCGCACCGGGCTGGACATCGTATCAGCCGGTTGCCGCCGCGATGGACTCCATCACTGCCGATCTTAGAGCCTTTGCATACTACGATCTGGCCAGTGCCGATGTGCCAACTGCCCTGACCGACCGGGTGGCCTACGGCAACAAGCGCTCCATGCTGCTGTGGCCGGGATTTGAGGTGTGGGACACCACGGCCAATGCCCTGGTAGCACAACCGGCATCAGCGCGTGCGCTCGGCATGCGCGCCAAGTTGGATAACGATGTTGGCTGGCATAAAACGCTGTCTAACATCGTTGTAAACGGCGTTTCAGGCGTGACAAAACCGGTCAGTTGGGGCCTGCAAAATGCCAACTCGCAGGCCAACCTGCTCAACCAGAACGAAATCACCACCATCATCATGCAGGATGGTTATCGATTCTGGGGCAGTCGCACGCCATCTGCCGATCCGGTGTTTGCCTTTGAATCCGCAGTCCGTACCGGCGATGTGCTGGCCGATTCGATTGCTGATGCGCATCTATGGGCAATGGATAAGCCGATGTCTCCCGTGCTGTTCGATGAGATCGTGGATGGTGTCAACGCCAAGTTCCGCGAACTCAAGGCGCTGGGCTATATCGTGGACGCGAATGCCTGGCTGGATAAAGAGCTGAACACCACCACGAGCCTGAGTGCCGGAAAACTGTGGATTGATTACGATTACACGCCGGTGCCACCGCTGGAGCAGCTCGGATTCCAGGCCACCATCACCAATAAATATCTGATTGAACTGCTGTCGAAGGCATAAGGAGATAATACATGAAATATAAAGCCCTGCGCCCGGCGCATATCAACAACACGCCGCTGAATATCGGCGATACCATCGAACTGCACGAGCGCGCCGCCCAGTTTCTGATAGCTGACGGCACACTCGAAATCATCAAAAAGAAGGCGGTCAAAACCGCCAAACAAGGAGCATAAATCGTGGCTATTCAGAATATCTTAAAAAATCTCAACCTATTTGTGGATGGTCGCGGGTTTGCGGGCAAGGTGACAGAAATAGAACTGCCCAAGCTGACCATGAAAACCAGCGAATATCGGGCGGGCGGCATGGACGCGCCGGTTGAGATCGAGATGGGCATGGAAAAGCTGGAAACCACGTTCACGCTGAACGGCTACGATCCGGAAGTGCTGAAGCTGTTTGGGCTTGCACCGGGTAACCGTAAGCCGCTCACCCTGCGTGGCACATTGCTGGATGATATAACCGGCACAGAACAGCCGGTCATCGTCAACCTGAAAGGGATGCTGCGCGAAGTGGACATGGGCACATGGAAGCCTGGCGAAGATGCGACACTGAAGATGGCCGCTGCACTGGTTTATTACAAACTGACCATTAACGGCATTGTTATAAACGAGATCGACGTGCTCGGTATGAAACGCATCATCAACGGTGTGGATCAGCTGGCACAGACCCGCGCTAATCTGGGTATCGCGTGATGGAGACGATCACGTTGAAATATCCCATTGAGGTGGCTGGTGAGAAAATCACCAGCTTAAACCTGCGCCGCCCGAAGGTACGCGATATGCTGGCCGCTGATAAGTCATCCGGCTCGGATGCCGAAAAAGAAGTCAGCATGTTTGCCAACCTGTGCGAAGTCTCGCCCGATGCGATTATGGAACTGGATGGCAAGGATTACGCCACACTACAGCAGGCATATTCCGCTTTTTTGTCCTGAGGCCAACCGATGCGCGGGCGGCGTGTGTTGCGCTGGCCCGTGTTACCGGGTGGGGCTTGATTGATTTGATGGATATGACCGGCGACAACCTGTTGCAATGGCTCGAAGCAGTGAAAGCAACAGAGCCAGTATTGAAATAAATATGAGATACGGGAAGAAAAGAAGCAATGTGCCCGGAATGGCAATGATTGTGCCGACGATGAACAGCGTGACAAGATCAGTCCAGCCCGTGATAGGCACAAAGAATGCAGCACCAATATAGCTTAACAGAACGACCACTTTGGGATGGTGTTTCCACGCCATGATGCGATCAAAAAGGTCATGATTCATATAAGGAGCGTAGTCGAATGATCGGTAAAAGTCTAGCAGTTGGCATTGTGATTGGCGGCTCGATAGCGGCAAGCTTTAGCCGGTCAATCAAGACTGCCGACGAAAAAACACTTGCTCTGGGGGCAACAATTAGAAAAGCCTCTGATCAAAAGGCTTCGATTGTTCGGTTCAGGGCACTGGGTAAAGCATTAGGTAAAACATCCCGCGACATGAAGGCAGCGCAATCCAGTACTGCTAGTCTAGCGCAGGCAATAGCAAAATCAGAAGCGAAGATTAAAGCGTTGCAGGCGGAAGGCAAAAAGACTGGGCAAGCACTTTCATCAGGCATGCAAACTGCGACCGAAGCCACCTTGACCTGGAGTCAGTTCACCAGCCAGCGCATGAGTACGTATATGAAAGAGCTGGGAGGGCACGCCCCGGCAATTAAAAAAATAGCCGCCGAATGGAAGGTGTATAAGGTCGAGCATGGCAAAGCCATGAAAGGCGCATCGAAAACCGCCACTACGGAGCTCTCCAAAGAGCAGGATGCGCTTAAAAAGCTACAGGCAGAGTTTCGCAGCTCTGTGGCCACATCAGGCAAGCTCAAGCGGGCGCATCAACGGCAAAAAGAGGCGATAGGCAAACTGCGTGGCGAATTACGTGGAGCCGGTATTGATGTGCGCAGGCTTGGGTCGGCTGAAAAAACACTTGGTAGAAGCATCGAGAAAACCAACCGAGCAATGGACAGGCAGCGCAGGAAACAGCAGGCGGGAAGGCGGCTTGGCGCACTGAGAAACCGAGCTCTCGGGGCCGTAGGCTCGGTCTATGGCGTAGCTAGGCTGGTTGGTCGCAATGCCGAGTTCGAGCATGCTTTAACCATGCTATCCAACACAGGCAACCTGTCCCGCGAGAAAATAGCTAAAATTCGCACCAAATTGAGAAGCGAATCTGTCAAAACGAATCAGACCAAGGCTGAACTGCTGGGTGGTCTTGATTTTTTGGTCGGCAAAGGGCTAAAAACCAAGGCGTCTGTTGCGGCAATTCACGACATTGGTATTGCCGCCACCGGCTCCGGGGCGAGTATAATCGATCTGTCAAAAGCATCGTTTGCAATGATGGATAATATGAAGATATCTAGCCTGGAAGTCGCGAAGGGGCTGGATATTATTGCCTCATCCGGCAAGCAGGGCGGCTTTGAGTTGGTGGACATGGCCCGTTTTCTACCATCTATTACAGCGCAGGTGCAGGTGTTGGGACTCAAGGGAAAGCAGGGCATTGCTTCAATTGGCGCGGCGCTTCAAATCGCCATGAAAGGCGCAGGAAAAGCAGAAGAGGGAGCCAATAATCTGCAAAACTTCCTGTCAAAAATCACATCAAAGGAGACCGTCAACAACCTCCAAAAAATGGGGGTTAGCGTTCGTGATGTGTTTGATAATGCAAAGGCCAATGGTGAGAATCCACTGATCGCGATTATTCGCAGCATCAAAGAGGTTACAGGTGGTGATTCATTTGCGTTGAATCAGATATTTGGCGACATGCAAGTGAAGAATTTCCTAAACCCGATGCTGGCAAATATCGATGAGTTCAATAAAATATACAGCAAGTCGCTCAAGGCACAGGGCGTGAACCAGCGTGACTTCACCAAAAACATGAAAGATACATCTGAGAAGATGAAACATTTGAAGATTGGCGTCGAAAATGTCGGCGATGCGTTTGCCCGCTCATTAAGGCCTGCGATTGATCCGGTACTGGACGGACTTGGCTCTGTTGCACAATGGGCATCTGATGTGATTGTGCGATATCCGGTTGTGGGTCAGATTATAGGCGGCATTGCCATCGGATTTGCCGGATTGACCACGGCAATTGGGCTGGCAACAGCAGCGCAATGGGCATGGAATACATCCGTTGTGGCGAGCTCGGTTGCCATGCTAAGAAATGCTTCAGGTGCAATCTGGGCGGGTGGTGCGTATGTAGCCGGCGCGGCTAAAATAGGCATCCTAACCGCTGCGCAATGGCTATGGAATGTGGCAATGGATGCCAACCCTATTGGTCTAGTGATCGCGGGTGTTGCGGCTCTGGCTGGTGGTGCCGTGCTATTGTATAAAAACTGGGATTCAGTCACGAAATGGTTCGGTAAAAAATTGGACTGGCTAACCAACAAATTCAGCTTTGTCGGCGACGCTTGGCATGCCATCTTCGGCGGCGATAAAAAGGCCACGGTAACGCAGCATGTAAAACAGACGTTTGACACCATTAAAAAGCCCGTATTTTCAAAAGCCGCCCCTGCCGCCCTCGCTGCAACAATGGCGATGGCAACGCCAGCCGCAGCCTCGCCAGCACAAACCGTGCATCAGGATAATCGAGCCAGCTATGTGCTGCATGTCAATGTGGACGGCGGCGATCCGGCGCAGGTGAAAGACGCCGTGCATCAGGCCCTGGCTGAAAAAGAACGCGAACATGCAGCCCGCACTCGCGGTGCGCTGTTTGATATTCAGGGCGGTTGATGATGGCGATAAGCAATGAAGTCATGATGGCTATTGGCGGCTTCAAATTCGCCGCCGATCGCGCCGCATACCAGGAATTGCGCCGCGTCTCTGAATATCGCTGGCAGGAACAGCAGCGTATCAGCCGCGATCCGGCCATGCAGTTCACCGGCAAGGGTCGCGAAACCATTGAACTATCCGGCGTGATTTATCCGGCGGAATTCAACAGCGGCACGGATCAGGTAGCCGAAATGCGCAAGGTCGCAGCCGATGGCAAGCCACTCACTCTGATTGCGGCACATCAAGGCAGCGTGGGGCACATCGAAGGTGATTGGGTGATCAAGCGCATCGAAGAAACCGGCACAGTGTTTGCCTCTGGCGGCAGCCCGCGCAAGATAGAATTCAGGATGAGCCTGCAATTCTATGGGGGTGACGCATGACCCAATACCGCACCAAACAGGGCGATATGCTCGATGCCATCTGCTATAAATTCTATGGCCGTGAATCAGCATCGATTGATGTGCTCAAGGCCAACCCCGGCCTGGCAGATCGCGGTGCCGTATATCCGGCGGGCGTCACCATCAACCTGCCTGTGCTGGCTGCCACGCCATCCAGCGCCACGCCCGTAAGGCTTTGGGACTGATGCAGCCCGACTTCTCCATATCCGCCGACGGCAGCGATTTAACTGCCGCCATTCGCGACAGGCTTATTCGCCTGGCCATCACCGACCATAAAGGCACCACGTCGGACACGGCGCAGATAGTAATTGATGACCGCGACCATCGTGTTGCGCTGCCACGCACCGGGGCTGAGTTATCCATTTCAATGGGCTATATCGAAACGGGTTTAATCGACATGGGCAAATGGACAGTCGGCGAGATAGAATTGTCTGGCTCGCCAGATACGATCACCATCCGCTCCACGGCTGCGAATATGTCCACCCGCGCAACCAAATCCGGAAAAGGTGATGCGTTGCGCAGCGTCAAAACCCGCGCCTGGGATAATATCGCCATTGCCGATATCTGCAAAACCATTGCAGGCGAACATGGCTTGGTTGCCAAGGTGTCAGGCAAATACGCCACAGGCAGCCCGCCCGCCATCGGTGCGCCGATCAACCACCTGGATCAACATAACGAGTCCGACCTGAATTTCCTCACCCGTCTGGCGCACGATTACGGCGCGATCTGCAAGCCGGTGCGTGATTATCTGCTGTGGGTCGAAAAGGGTACGAATATCAGCGCTACCGGTCGCGTGCTGGATAGCGTGAGCATCACACCGGATCAGGTTACATCATGGCGCGCCACGTTGGCTGATCGCGGTAAATATGTGGCGGCTCTGGCGCACTATCACGATCACGCCACAGCCAAACGTATCCCCGTCCGTGTCGGAAATCCGTCCGGTTCACCTGTCACGTCTGCTGTAGGTACATTTACAGACGAGCAAGCCGCCCGCGCCGCTGCCACGGCAAGACTGGATGCCGTCAATCGCGGCGCAACCACGTTGCACATTACCATGCCGGGCAATGCGCTGATTGCGTCCGGGTCGCCGCTGATGTTGGGTGGCTTTCGAGCGGGGGTTGACGGGGATTACATTTCAGACATGGTCGCTCATGAATTGAGTGGCGGCGGCTATAAAACAACATTAACCGGCAGCAGTAAAACCAGCCGAAAATAGCATTTAACAACCAAGTAAATCGCCCAACCGAGACTAAAACCATTCGCCGTACGCGCTAAAACCATTCGCCGCGTTACACCGTTTTTTACCACCAAAGGCGTGGGTGAGGGCACAGGCCTGGGTATGGCGATGGTTTATGGCGCGGTTCAGAATCATCGCGGCCTGATTGATATCGACAGTACGCAATGCTCAGCAAGAGCAGTCCTCATCCACAGTACACCCCTCTGATTTGATTGCCGCGCAAGGTGC